GAATGATAGAACAAGGACCATTATAATGACACATAAAGATATGTTTAAGGGTAGTACATATGACTCATTAAATAAGCAGGTAGATGGGAATCATTATTCTAAAATGAAGATTCAACCTGCTGAATTTATAAATGAAAATAATTTATTGTTTGCAGAAGGTAATGCTATTAAATATATCTGTAGACATAAATCAAAAGGCAAAGAAAAAGATATTGAAAAAGCTATTCACTATCTTGAAATGATACTTGAAAGGGATTACTCATGACTAAAGAATCACAAATAACACAGCTAGAAAAAAGAGCAAGAGGTTTTCGCAGAATCATATCCTCATTAAATGATTTACCTATGTATGGTATTAATAGACACATAGATAAAATACTTCATGTTAAGATTGATGATTTAAAAGAACATCTCAAAAAGAAAATTACAAGAAACAATGAAAAGTTAAATGAAATGTATACTGAAAGTGTAGATAGTTTAGCTGATGATGATGGACAACAAGGTGAAATACAACCTGTTGTTATAGAAGATATACATAATAAGAAAGTATAATGACAAGTATTGAAGACAGAGATGTAGATGCTACATATGAAAATGAACAAAGTACTGTCACTATTCCATTAAAAGAATATGATAAGTTAAAAGAAAAACAACATTATATTACTGATAAAGATTTAATTGCTTGTATAGATAAGATAGAAGAATTAGTTAGAGCATTAAGAAAACATATAGTAAGGACAGATATATGAGTCAAGTATTAGGAATGGATGGTAAACCAAAACAACCTATTGGTCCTACATATAATATGCGTTTATGTTTAGTAGGTTCTGATGATATAGATATTAAAAATGTACAAACATTTGGTATAGCTGAAGATGGATTCTTTATGGTAAAGAGTCATGACAATACAAAACTTCCAGTATTTATGACTAATCCTGCAAGAATACAAACTGTTGAAGTGTATAAAGATGGTGATAAACCATTAACAAAAAAGAAAGGAGCAAAGTCAGATGATGACTTTCTTCTTGACTTACTAAAGAAAAAACATGAAACAGAATCGAAAACTCAAAAGTAAAAAAAGAGTTAAAAGAAAAGAAGCAGAGTTAATGGGCTTTAAACTTCTTATTAATAATCAAGGACAATTTGTTACTGAAATAAAAAACTATCCAATGGATAAAGTTACTACACATTTTCATAAAAATAATGCTGGAGTTATAACAGCTATGCTTAGGGAATGTAAAATAAATTTTACTGATTTAACAGATGAGTTAGAAAAAATTGCTAGAGATGTATTCTATAGTTAAATTTGTTCACCTTCTTCAGCAGCACAAATAAATTTAATATACATCTTATATTGATTAACATCTTCTGGTCCAATCTCTGCATTTTTATTATAAGATTCTAAATAACCAGCACTCATACAATCATAAAAATTATTATAACTATTTATTTTTATAGGGTCAAGACAATTACCTGCTACACTTGAACAGAGAATCATAAACAAAGCTATTTTCATTATTCTAATATTAATTTTTTAATTGATTTTTCACCCATATATATTTCTGTTTCTGCCATAGACTTTATACATTGATATTCAGTAGAAGGTGATGCACTTCTTGTCGCAATCCTTTTACCTTTTAAACATTGAGACATTGAATCTTGTATTCTATGTTCTTTAATTTCACCATTAATTATCATTAATAAAGCTATTACCATCTCAGTCATTAGTGTCCTCCATTACCATTTGCTCTTACTTTATCTTTTAAAGTTTCTATATCTGTTAATGCTTTTTCAACTTGTTTTTGTAAGAATTGTATATTAACTTTATTATGCATCATGTCTTCTATTCTAGTTTCAATCTTCTCAACTGTTTTATATAAGTCTTCAAGCAACATAAATTGTTCTTGGTCTACTGGTAGTTGATGACTTTTTTTAAGTAAATCAGCTTCAAATAATTCTCTTGATGTTTCAAGACTTGTTAATCTAGCAGTTACTTCTGTATAAGCAAATACACCCATTGCTACAGCTACCACTATACCTATCATATTTTTAATAGGCATACTTACATTTGTTTTTTCACTTACTTTCATTATATTCCTTGTAGTCTAGGGTCTTTAGTAAACAAATTTGTTTTAGCTTTAGGTCTAGCAACAGAATCTTTACTTCTTTTTCTTAACTGTGCTACAGCAGATTCTTTTATTTGCTTTTCTTTTTTTGCTTTTTCTAAATCTCTAAGTAAATTCATTTCTTTTTCCTTTTACATTTACATCTAGGTGCAAATAGTTTATCTATCCATGAAGACATCACATCTAGTTTTGCAAAACAATTATATAAAAATTTATCTAACATATCCTGGTTCTAAAAATAGTGCCATCAATACAAATAGTATTATTAATACTCCTGTAAAATAATAATTCATAATGACACCTCATATAATTATAATATTACTCCTAACAGTAATCCTAATATTGTTAATGTTATCATTTTATTTCTTGACTAAAGAACCACCAAAGTATAAACCTATGATAGCTGATACTAAGTTAGTATCTAATGGTGTAATTACTAAACTATTTGAAGATAGTGTTACCCATTTCATTATTTCTTTTTCTGGTATAAAGAAAAATCCAGGTTTAAATTCTAAATATCCTACAATCACACTTGTATCTGGTGATAGTACAGGCATTAGTTTTGGTAATAACACTATTGCAAACACAGCAACTAATGCTATTATTCTTCTAGTCCATTGAAATCCTGTATTCCCATATTCTCTAGCTTCTTTAAAACCTTTTTGTTGAACCTCAGCTCTTTGTATAAGCATCTTTTGTTCAGCTTGTTTTGCTTTAATACTTTGTGACCATATACTCATCACTCCACCAAGAACAGTAGAACCAAGCATTGTTATCATTTCAAATGGCATTTATTCTCCTTAATTTAAATAGGGCTTCCACTCTCGCTTCCACCCTATTCCCTAGGTTATTTTATTTTTATTGTCTTAGCTTTTTTCTCTTCAGGTATTTCTTCATATAGTTTTATATTTAAAATACCATCTTTGAAATCAGCCGAATCTACTTTGATGTATTCAGACAAAGTAAACTTTCTTACAACACTTCTTGATGCGATACCTTGATGTATTAAACTATCATGGTCCTTATCTTCTTTCTTAGCTTTAATTGTAAGCACACCTTCTTGTAACTCACAATCTATATCAGACTTAGTGAAACCAGCTAATGCCATTTCTATCTGATACTTACCTTCACCAACTTTTCTTATGTTGTATGGAGGAAAGTTAGAAGTGTTTATTCTAGATACCTCATTTAGTGAATTGAACATTCTATCAAAACCAATAGAAAAATTTCTAAATGGGTCAAAATTTATTAAATCGTATTGTGTCATATTATATCCTTTCGTTAAGCGATTTAAGTTAGTAACCTCTAATGAGCATTACTTATCTATATTATAGTAATAATCCTAGTCCTTGTCAACAAAGATATTAGCCATTAGTTTAGCTAATTTTTTAGCTCTTGGACCTGTTTGATTATGCCAATTAGTATTACCTTTTAAAGAACCATCTTCATTATAGTTAAATAACATTTGTTTAGATGCTTCTTTATAGTCTGGTTTCTGTTTGTTTATTGCTTTTAACATTTGTTCAAATCCTCCTAAACCTTCTCCTCCCATTTGATATGCCATTTCTACAAGTATACCATATGCTTTAGGGTCTACTTTATTTCTATCTACATATTTATTAACATTATTAACAGCATCTTTTAAATCTTTTTGAAATAATTTTTCAATTTCTTCATCTGAATATACTCTATTTATTTCATTAGGATTATTTTCTATTCCATATATTCTGTGTCCATGACCTACTGTATAAAATTTTTCTTTAACAGTTTTACCATCTGAAGTTTTATACTTTAATTTGTAAGGCATATTTTCTTTTCCTTCTCCTTCTTTAATTCTTTTTTGAGTTTCTAAATCAACAGTATTTTTAATTAATTGAACCTGTTCATCAATATTAGGTTTCTTAATAGGTACAACAAGTTTTTTAGATGCTATAGCTTCTGCATCTTCTAAAAAAGGTTGGTCGACAACAATAGAAT